AGAGGTATAATGCCACCACTGCCTTGCTGAAACCTGACGACAGGCCTTTCGACTTTAGGTCGTTTTGGCGGTTCATTGTTCATGATGACCAGCAAGCCGTCAGGCAAGGTACGGATTTTCTCGAGAATGAATATATAGCCCCATCTCAAGACAGGCCACTGTTGAAGCAGTTGCTAGTCCCGACCCAAATGACTCATAATGAACGGGCGCATCGTGAGAAAGTTTGCCCGGTCGTTCTGCATGTGGGTCCGGTTCAAGAGGCTAACATTCCGGTCGTCACTAAACCTTCTTATGCTAATGATGTTGCCAGCTTTGACAAAAGGTGCAACAAAATTCCTGGGGTTTTTGATGACCAAGCTAAGGGCCGTCAGGGCCTCCTCTTGTCAGAATTGACAGCTGACTCTGAGGCGTGCCCTCCCATAGCTTGGGATGACGTTCTTTTTGAGAAATGGGTGGTTAAGTTCCCTGAGACTAAACAAAAAGTTTATCGGGGGATTAAAGATGAATTATACCGAGAACTCGCTGTGACCAATTTGAGCAAAGTCGTCTCAAAAGACATTTTCACCAAGACCGAAGCTTTGCTGAAGCGTGGAGATATCAATAATATGGCCCCCCGCATTATATATAAAAATCAAGATTTGTATAATGTTTTGACCGGGCCTATTTTTGATGAGGTCACGACCCGGTTTAAGGGGCTGGTCAATGGTAACCCGAACATGAAAGGGGAAAATGAATTCCTTTATGTGTCGGGTTATACCAATGAAGACCTCTCTTGCTTCATGCAGTCTTACGGTGTGTATGATCATGTTGCCATGAATGATTTTAGTCAGTTTGACAGTACTCAGAGTGCTGAATGGGTTAAGACGGAGTGTCAATATTACCAGTGGCTGGGGGCCCCGATTTGGTTTAATGTTGTCTTGCAGGCCACTGTTTCTACCAAAATCAAGGCTTCCAGTGGCACTAAGGCCTGGTTGCAGGGTCAAAGGAAAACTGGTGATGTGACGACTTCAGTCGGCAATTCCATAGTTAATATGGAAAGTACCTATTGGGCTATTAAAGCCGCTGGCGTTAAGGAATCGTTCAATATGCTTTTGGGGGATGATTTGCTTTCCTTAGTACGTACACCTCTGGATTGGGCCCCAGCTGCCGGTCTGGCGGAGGCCGTTTATAGCAGTTATGGTTTGAAGCCCAAGTTCAAGGCCACCCCAATAATAGAACACACTGACTTCTTATCTCGCGCAGTTATGCGCGTTGCTGAAGGCTTTGTGTTGGTACCGAAAATAGCTAAGTTTTTGGCCAAATTGGGAGTGCGCAGTAATGTAAATCCTAATTTGTCTCGTGAATCTTACCTGCTTGCTAAGTTGCTTAGTGCCAGGTTCGAGTTCAGGCAGGTCCCGATAATGGTTTCTTTTATTGACCGTATGCTGGCCTCATTAGGTGAAGCCGACATGGTGGTTGTCAAAGAGGAATTGAGTTATTGGACTCGGCTCTTCATCGACACTAAGTTCCACGGTGATATGGATGCCTTCTTTCTGGACCTGGCTGACGCCTCGAGTCATCAGGCCAGTGAGCATGAGATGCAACAATTTTTGGCCCATAGGTATGACATTAGTTTGAGTGAGTTTGAAGGTCTCCTCAGTGAATATACCGGTATGGCACCGGCTCGGTTGGATTCTGCGTTGTTTCGCCACATCGATGCGATAGACAACTGAGTTCCTTTACTACCGTCAGT